GAGGAATCTTTCTGGGGAGATGAGATTACTCCGCAGATGTTCCGGGATGAGCTGAATGCCGGTGAGGGCGATGTGACCGTCTGGATCAACAGTCCGGGCGGCAATGTGTTTGCTGCTGCCGAGATCTATACCATGCTCAAGGACTACAAGGGCAGAATTACGGTCAAGATCGATGCGATTGCTGCATCTGCGGCATCCGTTGTTGCCATGGCCGGTGATGTTGTTCAGATGAGCCCGGTTGCTATGCTGATGATCCACGACCCCAGTACCGTTGCGATGGGGAACACCAAGGATATGGAGAAAGCTATCGAGGTGTTGAACGAGGTCAAGGAGAGCATCATCAACGCCTACGCATCCAAGAGTGGCCTGTCCCATGCCCGCATTGCAAACCTCATGAGCAATGAGACGTGGATGAATGCCAAGAAAGCGGTCGAGCTGGGCTTTGCGGATGAGATCCTTTTCTCAAAGAAAGAGGATGAACCTGACAGTGGCCCGGCGGACCCCGATAAGCCGGAGAAGACTCCCGATGAGGAACCGGGCGAGGGCGAAGAAAAGAAGCCTTTCCAGCAGGATGCGGCAGGGCACCTTTTCTCCAGCCGTCAGATGGATCTAATCGTCTTGAATCGTCTGGGAGTCAAGCCTGATACCCCTGCGGCTCAAACGGAGCCGCCCAGTGATCCCCCTTCGGAGGCCGGTCCTGTCCTTGACATGGACGGCAAGACGGAGGAAGGGGATTACTCCTATAACGTCCTGATGAAACAGCTGGAGTGCATGAAGTGATGCGCCCCGGCTTTTTTCATGCCGAAAACACGAAATTCATGGAGGTACAACACTATGAGTAAGATTCTGGAACTGCGCACCAAGCGCAATACCCTCTGGGAACAGACCAAGGATTTCCTGGAAAAGAACCGCGGCGATAACGGTCTGGTGAAGGCCGAGGCTGTGGAGCAGTACAACAAGATGGCACAGGAGGTCAAGGACCTGGGTGCTGAGATCGAGCGGCTGGAACAGCAGGCACAGATCGAGGCACAGCTGTCTGCGCCCACTTCCAACCCCGTCCATGCCGATCCCAAGAACGGCAGCAAGAAGGATGTGAAGCCGACTGCTACTGCCGAGTACGCCGAGAACTTCTGGAACATGATCCGCAACCGTGGTCATTACGGTGAGGTCCGCAATGCTCTGTCTGTGGGCGAGGACACCGAGGGCGGCTTTACCGTGCCGGATGAGTTCGAAAAGAAGCTGGTGGAGGCACTGGAGGAGAACAACATCTTCCGTGGCATGGCGACTGTCATCCGTACCAGCTCCGGCACCCGCAAGATCCCTATCGCGGAGGATACCGGCGAGGCAAGCTGGATCGATGAGGGCGAGGAAATCCCCGAAAGCGATGCGACCTTCGGCCAGACCATGCTGTCCGCCTATAAGCTGGGTACCATGATCAAGATCTCCAACGAGCTGCTGAACGATTCTGCCTTTGACCTCGCCACCTATATTGCCCGCCGGTTCGGTGTGCGTATGGGCAATGCCGAGGAGCGTGCCTTCATCACCGGTGACGGCGTTGGTAAGCCTCTGGGTCTGCTGGCTGAGACCGGCGGCGCAAAGGTCGGTGTCAAGGCTGCCAAGCAGGATGCTGTCACCTTTGACGAGATCTTCAAGCTGTACTATGCGCTGAAGGCTCCTTACCGCAAGAAGGCGCAGTTCCTCTGCAACGAGGCACTGGTGCTGCAGCTGATGACCATCAAGGACAATAACGGCAACTATATCTGGAAGCCGGGTCTGGAGATCGGCAAGCCCGATACTCTGCTGAACCGTCCTCTGATGACCTCCGCCTTTATGCCGGAGATCAAGGACGGCAACAAAGTCATGGCCTTTGGTGACTACAGCTACTACTGGGTGGCTGACCGCCAGAACCGCACTTTCCGTCGCCTGAACGAGCTGTATGCCCGCACGGATCAGGTCGGCTTCCTGACCACCCAGCGTGTCGATGGCAAGCTGATCCTGCCCGAGTCCGTGCAGCTCCTCCAGATGGCTGCCGGCGGCTGATAAGAGAGGGGGATGACCGATCATGGCACTGATCCCGCTTTTTGAAGCAAAGACTTATCTGCGCGTGGACAGCGGGGATGAAGATGCCCTGATCGGTATCCTGCTTTCCTCGGCCGAGCAGATGTGCAAGGATGTGGGCCGGCTCACGGACGACCAGTGGGAGGCAGTCAATGCCGCTGACCGGGATGCCGAGAACGGGGTCACACCAACGAGGGAACTGGAAGCCCTCCGCAGCACTTGCCGTGTGGCAATTCTATATGCGCTGGGCTATTTGTACGAACACCGGGACGAAGCGGATCATAAGCAGTTGATGCTGACGCTCCGTTCCATTCTGTTCGCTGTGAGGGAGGGGGTGTTCTGATGATCGATAAGCTGAACGAGAGGATCACAATCCAGCAAAGTAAGCACATGACCGATAAGGTTGGCAATCATCGGAACGCATGGGTGGATTATTACACCTGCTTCGCCTACGCTTCGACCTTTGAGGCGCAGGAGGATGAAGGTGAAGTCACAGCCGAACAGAAAAGCGTGGTTTTCACGGTACGCTGGTGCAGCGAGGTCAATAAGCTGACTTCTACCGGGTTCCGGGTACTGTTTCGTGGTGAGCTTTACGACATCACGTCCGTGGACCCGATGAACTATGGTAAAAAGACCATCAAGCTGCATTGTCGGCTGGAACGGAGGCAGAAATGAGCAAGACCGTGAGTATCGACGGAATGGCAGAAGCCATCAACGAGGGCTTGCAGGAATATGCGAAGCTGGCATCCTCCGAGGTCAAACGAGCGGTTCGGAAATCGGCAAAGACGGTCAAGGAGGAAATCGAGGCCGGCGCGCCATCCCGGACCGGTCGGTATAAGTCGAGCTGGGTGGCGACCAAGCAGGAGGAATCCAGTCAGAGCCTTCAGATGGTCGTCCATTCCAAAGACCGATACCAGCTGACGCATCTTTTGGAAAAGGGCCACGCCAAGCGCGGCGGTGGGCGTGTGGCGGCAAGACCGCACATTGCTCCTGCCGAGCAGGAGGGCGTAGATCTGCTTCAGTCCCTTATCAAGAAGGCACTGGGATAGGAGGCACTATGACCCACGCAGAAGTCAAGGCAATGGTGGAAGAGATGGGACTGCCCTGTGCGTATGACCATTTCGCAGAAGGGGAGAGTCCTGACCCACCGTTCATCTGTTTCCTGTACCCGAGAGCGAAGAACTTCGGTGCAGACAACCTCGTGTACCACCATTTCAATCGGCTGGCTATCGAGGTGTACACCGATTACAAAGATCCGGATACGGAGGCAGCAATCGAAGAAGTCCTGACCGCCCACGAGCTTTTCTATGAAAAGAGCGAGGCTTGGATCGAGACGGAAAAGATGTATGAAGTCCTGTATGAGCTGACCGTCTGAGTCAGCCGCAGGGCTTTTTTCACGAGAGGAGAAAGCAATGGGTAAGAAAAGCAACAAGGTCAAGTACGGCCTGAAAAACTGCCATTACGCCAAGGCAACCTTTGACGAGGACGGCGGCGTTACCTACGATACCCCGGTACGCATCCCTGGTGCGGTCAGTCTGTCCCTGGATGCCAATGGTGATATTGAGCCGTTCTATGCGGACAATATCGCCTACTATGTCGTGAATAACAACTCCGGCTATGAGGGTGATCTGGAAATCGCCCTGATTCCGGAGTCCTTCCTCACGGATATCATGCACGAGGAACTGGATGGCAACGGCGTTCTGGCGGAAAACGCCAACGCAGAACTGGAGCACTTCGCATTCCTGTTCGAGTTCGATGGCGACCAGCGGCATATCCGCCACGTTATGTACAACTGTGTGGCAAGCCGTCCGTCCATCGAAGGTGATACCAACGAGGACAGCAAGGAGGTCAAGACCGACACCCTGACCTTGCAGGCAACGCCGCTGGCAAACGGTTATGTCAAGGCCAAGACCGGCACCAACACCAGCGACGATGTCTACAACAAGTGGTACGAGAAGGTCTATGAGCCGCAGGCAGAGGCCTCCAGTGTGGTGACTGAGGAGACTGATCCTCAGGGCTGATAAACCGAGGCAGGGCTTCGGCTCTGCTTCCTACATTATTGTATAAGGAGATTTTCAATATGAAAAAGCATCGTGTATTTTCCCTGTTCACTGTCATCTTCGTGGCCTTCCTGCTGTTCCAGTCGGTGACCATCGTGCCAACCGGCTACACGGGCGTGAAGACCAGCTTCGGCCAGATTCAGGAGGCCACCATCCAGAGCGGCAAGCTCAACTTCACCATTCCGTTTGTCCAGAGCATCCATACCGTGTCCAACAAGCAGCAGGACAAGCACATCGAGGCACAGATCTGGGGCGAAGCCTCCGACAAGACTCCTGTGTATGCCGCAGATGTAATCGTGACCTATCAGGTGCTCCCGGAAAAGAGTGCATGGCTGTATGCCAATGTATCCGACACCAAGAATCTGGTCAGTGACGAGTTGGTGGCATCTGCCATCAAGTCCGCCATGGCCGAGCTTGGCCCCAATGAAGTGACCAACCGCACAAAGATCGAGCCTCTGGCCCAGCAGAAGCTGGCAGAGTCCCTGAACCAGAAGTATGGCGAGGGTGCTGTGTTCATCAATAAGGTGGTCATCAACAACATGGATTTTGAAGAGGCATACAACACTGCCATCCAGCAGAAGTCCATTGCCCAGCAGAACGCTGACAAGCAGAAAATCGAGAACGAGGCCGCCATTGCAAAGGCAGAAGCCGACAAGCAAGTGGCGATCACCAACGCCGAGGCAGAGGCACAGAAGACTTCCATTGCTGCGGATGCACAGGCCGAAGCGAACCGCAAGATTGCAGAGAGCCTGTCGGAACCTCTGATCGAGTACCAGAAGATCCAGAAATGGGATGGCAAGCTGCCCACCGTCAGCGGCAGCAATGCACTGGTCAGTATCGACCCGGCAGAGTAAGCGCGACACGAACTGAGGGCAGGGCGGAGGCTCTGCCCTTTCTACATGAAATGGAGGATTTGACTTATGGCTATTACGAAGAAAATCGAGATCGATGGACAGCAGGTTGATTTCCGCGCCAGCGCAGCCGTGCCGAGGCTGTATCGCATTAAGTTCGGCCGGGATATCTACAAAGACCTGCGTTCTCTGGAAAAGAACGTGGGGGATAACGATGAGGAAAGCTCCAGCCTTGACCTGTTTAGTCTGGAGATGTTCGAGAATATCGCCTATATTATGGCGAAGCACGCCCATCCGGACCAGGTGCCGGACACCCCGGATGAGTGGCTGGAAAACTTCAATACCTTCTCTATCTACCAGATTCTGCCTCAGCTGATCGAACTGTGGGGTCTGAATGTCCAGACGGAGGTAGAGGCAAGAAAAAACCTCGCAAAAGTGAGCGGGTAATGACCACCCCGCTCTTCATGCTGCGCTGTGTTCAGCTCGGTATCAGCATAGCCGAC